CCGGTGGACGGTTACGAAAAAGCAATAATACTTTTAGATGCTCACAAGGGTAGGTATGACTTTCCAGATCTTAAAAATGTTGCATTAGAGCAATATCATTACTGGGAACCGGAAACCGTAATTGTAGAAGCTAAAGCATCAGGACAACCACTGATACATGAGCTTAGACGTGCAGGAATACCTGTAATAGATTTTGTACCCTCTAGAGGAAGAGACAAGCATACTAGAATAAATAGCTGTTCACCTGTGTTTGAGTCTGGTATGGTGTGGGCACCTTTAGACGAACACTGGGCACAGGAGGTAATTGAGGAATGTGCAGCGTTTCCTAACGGACAATACGATGACTATGTTGATTCCATGACCCAAGCTGTGTTAAGATATCGACAAGGTGGATTTGTTTCAACATATTCGGATGATTGGGATGATGACCACATTAAAGCAGAAAAAGAATATAAATATTATTAGGAGTAACTATGCCAAGAACTAAACTTAGAAAAGGTCTAACTCAAACTTCAAAAGAAGAGGGAGGTTCTACTACTAGAACTACAGCTCAAATAGAAAAATATTATAGTGGTGGTAAAAGACCATTTTCATATAAAAAAAATGATAGAGGAAAAATTGTAAAAATTCCACAAATGCTTACAGGTGGCCAAGCAAAAATTGCAGCCAAAGCTCCACCACCAAATAAAATTGATGCAAAAGATTTTGCTGTGCTTAGAGCAGAAAAAGCAAAAGGCAGAGGCATGGGTCTTCAAGATGAATCTGTTAAACCAGGTAAAGTTATGAAAGCTAAAAGAGGAAAAATGTTTGATGGTTATTTAAGTACATTTGATGCTTCATCTAAAGCAAGCACACCTAAAAATATGAGAGGTGTTACTACAATCGTAGGTGTTAAACCAGGATCTGAAATTGGTAAAGGTAAGAAAAAATTTAAGTCTATGGAAGAGATGAGAAAAGCAAAAGGTTTTAAAACGATAGATGGTAAACAAGAAACTTCATCTCAATTCAACAAAAGAAGAACTGCTTTAGCTGGTGCTAAACAAGTAGCTAAATCAACAAGACTTGGTAAAATCTTATTACCTATTGTTGGAGCAGGAGTCGCTGCAAAAACATATTTAAATTCAAAAATGAAAAAAGATAAAAATAAAAAAACCTTAAAAGATTTTAGAGAACAAAAGAAACCCGGAGTACCTTCAGAAAAAACAAAAACAATTAACTCAGCCTTGAATAAACTAAATAAAAAAATGGGTGGTGGCATGATGCAAAGACCTATGGGTTATGCAGTAGGTGGACCCATTTCACAAACAACATCAGGTACTATGAATATTCCTAGAGATAAAGATGGAAAAAATATTCCCAAAAGACAAAGACGAGCAGGACCTCCAGGCAAAGAAAAAAAACGTAAAGCAGGTTTAGGAGCTTTAGGAGGTGTGGGAGGAAAAAAAGAAAAAATTAATATAATAATTACAAAAGGTGGAGCGTATACATACAATAAACCTAAAATTGATGAAAAAAAAGGTAGACATTTTAGACAACATAAAACTTATGATGCATCCCCAAGACTTATATCAGATGCTCAAGGAAAAACTACTTCATTGAGAAGTATGAATGCTGGCGGAATGACAAAACCTATGGGTTACAAATCAGGAACATCAGTTAAAGTAAAATGCAAATTAGGTAGAAACAAACCTACAAAAATGTATTAGGAGGGACAATGTCCCTACGTAGTTTATTAAACCTGGGGAAGGAGCTACTCAAGGCTAAGAAGCCTTCAGCAACACCGACCACCGGACAACAAACAAATCAAATAACTTACACACCTAAACCATCACAGGCACAGGCTAAAGATTTAGTTACACAAGAATTAAAAAATCCACCAGTTGTTCTTAAAAAAACAAAACCCCTACAGATGGGTGATGACTTAGCACCTGCTTTTGGTTCATCAACATATGACTGGGCTATGAGAATGGGCAGATCTAAGTACACTGCAGATGAATGGCTAGATCATTTAACATCTACTAGAAAAGTAAACTTTAAAATATTTGGAAAACCTGCAACTAAAACTGTTCGTGAACAAAAAAGATTTAAATACGATTCAGGTCCGTTTGCCGGTAAAGAAGTTAATGTATCCAAAGAAGAATTATTCGATTCCAATTTAGCAGTATTCAATGAAGCAGGAGACCTAACAGGTGGCCTGTTATATGCAGCAAAGAAGTTTGGTCTTAAGCTTGATGCTAATGAAGTAGGAGCAATGATCAAATTAAATCCTATCAATAGACTAAAACCAATTGAACTTGGTGTTAACAAAGGTGCACAAGAAGCATTTGATGTAGCTAATAAGAATGCAAAAACTTATGTTCAAGCGTTACAAATAAAACATAGAGGAACAGACTCATTAAAAAGAAACCTTGATGAATTGCAATATCAACTACAATCTGATGGCGTACCAAGTAGAGCACAACTCGATAATATGAATGAATTTTTAAAAAAAACAACGAGTGAATTACCTATAGATCAAAAAAAAGCTTTGAACAAAGTTATTGGAGATTTAAATAACAAAGTAGGACCTTTAAAAACTTCACAGACAAGATACGGAACTGAATCTAATTACACATTACAAGGGGGTAAAGATTACAGAGAAACTATCTTTACACTTCCTGAAGATATTCCGACCAACGCATCACTTCGAAATCAAGGTGGACACTTTACAGATGAGATTGGTGATGTAAATAATATCTACCATATTAGATTCGATACAAGGTTCACACCAGATGGTAAAAAAGTATTTATGATTAATGAAATACAATCTGATGTAAACCAGAAAATTGCTAAAAGTCTGACTAAAGCCCAACAACTAGCAGGAGAACGTAGACTTAATCCTTTTAATGCTGATTTAGAATTAAACTTACTTGTAAGTCAAAGAGGTAAGATGCTTAAAGATTTAGATGATGCACTTGCTAACAACGAGTTTGGTAGAGTCAATGCAATAAGTGGATCAATGAAAGATATTAATTCAAAATTGAAAAATTTAACTACTAGACGAAATACCTACAGTGACGATAAAAAAGATTACTTCCCAATGGTTGAGGCAGATTCTTATGGAGATCATGCAATTAAATATTTGATGCAGAAGGCTGCACGTGAGAATGTTGATTACGTTGCCGTTGCCCCGTTTGACAAAGTAAGTTTCAGACAAGGGTACAAAGCGGGTAACGAAAGATTTTACGGTTACGCTAATGGTAAAGGTATAGGTAAAAAGGGTAAAGCTGTACTTCCAGATGTTATGGGTAAGAACGCAAGATTTTATGGATCAAAAGCAGGGCCAACAAAGATATCTTTATCAGATCCAACTAAACCATATAAATCTGTTAGTAGCGATAATTTTAAATATCCAAAGGATCATCCATTAAAAGGAAAAGAAATTAAAAGTACATATCACAGTAGTTCTGGTATGAATCCAGAAAAAGGAACTAAGAATATTCCAGATGGGGATCCACGCTTGTATTTTGATGCCTTTGCTATTAAAGTAGTTCCATTAATGAGAAACACACAAAAAACCTACAAGTCAAAAGGCGGACTTGTGGTGGATATGTTTAAACCAATAAGGTACAATTAATCATGGCGATAGAAAAAGTAACAGAAGAGTTAGACGAAATTGTTGAACAACCAGATGGTTTACCTGTAGATGTACAAGTTGAGGGTGAAGAAGAAGTTGTAGAGGAAAGACCTCAAGATGATTTTAATGCAAACCTTGCAGATGACATGGATGAGCGAGAGCTTAAAGAAATGGCCATGGAGCTTATTGAAGAATTTAAAAAAGATAAGACATCTAGAAAAGAATGGGAAGATGCTTACATTAAAGGTTTAGATTTACTAGGAACTAAATATCAGGAAGTAACAAAACCATTTAAAGGAGCTTCCGGTGTCACACACCCATTGTTAGCTGAATCAGTTACACAATTCCAAGCACAAGCTTACAAAGAATTAGTACCATCTGATGGACCAGTAAGAACACAGGTCGTAGGTGTACAAACAGCAGCTACTGAAGCTCAAGCCGAAAGAGTAAAAGATTACATGAACTACCTGCTGATGGAGGAAATGGAAGATTACACAACTGACATGGATCAAATGTTATTCTACCTACCACTATCAGGATCTACATTTAAAAAAATTTATTACGATGAATTACTAGATAGACCTGTATCAAAGTTTATTCCAGCTGAGGATTTAGTTGTACCCTATTATGCAACTGATCTTAAAGATTGTGAAAGAATTACACACGTTATTAAAATGACAAGTAACGAGGTCACTAAAAAAATGGCTGCTGGTTTTTATAGAGATATAGATTTAATAGATAGTACAACTGAACCAGATTCTGTTCAAAAAAAATTAAATGAGTTAGAAGGTATTAAAGGTGCTGGTGCAGATAATCTACATACTATTTTAGAAATGCACGTAGATTTAAATCTAGATGATTTTGAAGACTTTGACGACAAAGCTAAAAAAATAAAAATTCCATACGTTGTTACTATTGATGAAGGTAGTGGAGAAGTTTTATCTGTTTACAGAAACTACAAACCAAATGATTTAAATTATTCAAGAGTAGAATATTTTGTACACTATAAATTTTTACCAGGACTAGGGTTTTATGGTTTTGGTTTAACACATATGATTGGTGGTTTATCACAAGCTGCAACACAATCTTTAAGACAACTGATTGATGCAGGTACTTTAAAAAATTTACCAGCAGGATTTAAGTCGAGAGGTATTAGAGTTAGAGATGATGATCAACCAATTCAACCAGGTGAGTTTAGAGATGTTGATGCGCCTGGTGGAAATATTAGAGATCAATTTTTTAATTTACCATTTACAGAACCATCACCAACACTTTACAATTTGATGGGCTTTGTTGTTCAAGCAGGACAAAAGTTTGCTGCAATTACAGATTCTAGTGTCGGTAACGATACACAAAATAGAGCAGTTGGAACTACGATGGCATTAATGGAAAGAGGATCACGAGTAATGAGTGGTGTTCACAAACGATGTTATTACGCTATGAGATTAGAATTTAAAATTCTATCAAGAATTTGTGGAGAATATTTACCACCTGAGTATCCTTATGATGTTTACGGTGGGCCAAGAGAAATCAAACAAGCAGACTTTGATAACAGAGTAGATATTTTACCTGTTGCAGACCCAAATATTATGTCCATGGCACAAAGAGTTACACTTGCACAAGCACAATTGCAGATTGCACAATCAAACCCACAGATGCACAACCTACACGAAGCATACAGACGTGTTTATGAAGCACTTGGAACTAAAACTATAGATCAAATTCTAAAACCACCACCAAAACAACCAGAACCTTTAGATCCTGCAAAAGAAAATGCAAGAGCACTACAGATGAAACTACTTACAGCGTTTGAATTTCAAGATCACGATGCACACATTGCTGCTCACATGGCATTTATGGCATCGAGAATGGTACAAATCAATCCTCAGGTGTATGCATTATTACAATCGCATATATCTGATCACATTTCATTCAAAGCTAAAGCACAAGTTAAAGAAATGATGATGCAGAATCCTGAAATGACACAATTAGCTCAACAAGATCAGCAACAATTTGAAATAATCTTTGAAGCTGAGGTTGCAAAAGTTGCAGCGCAGATAACTCAAGAATTAGTTCAGTCTGAAATGGCTAATCAAAACAAAGAAGACCCTTTAATCAAAATTAAACAACAAGAAATTGATTTAAGAGCTATGGATCTTCAGAGAAAAGCAGAAGAAACTAAATTTAGAGCAGATCAAGAGAATAATAGAGCAGCAGCTCGTCTTGAATTTGACTATGATAGATTGAATCAACAAGATGATCAATCTGAAGAACGTTTAGAGGTTGCAAGAGAAAAAATAAGTAAAAAATAATGACCAGAAGCAATGAAAAAGGTTTAAGTGGAGGAAAAAGATATGGACCACCCCCTAAGAGAGGACCTAACCCACAAGGAATAACCATTGCAAAAGCTAAAAAGCTCTTACGAAAAGCTGTCAAAAAAAAATAAGATAATTTTTCTTGCCGGATTGTTTGATGGTGAGGGTAGTTTTGGTATTTGGGGTAAAGGTGGTGGTAGAAAAACATTTCAATGTGGTGTTGAGATGACAGATAAAGATAATATTGCAAGATTTTCAGCTTTTTTTGGTGGTAGTATACATAAATGCAAAATTAGAAAACCTCATTGGACACAAACATGGAGATGGAGATTAAATGGTCAAAGGGCTTACGATTGCATGAATCTTTTGATAGAATACATGTGTATTAGAAGACAGGAGAAATTTAATGTGGTTAAGTGCAATAAAATTAGCCGTTAGTGCTGGTTCAAAAATTTACGCTAACAAACAAAAGACAAAAATGGCTATGTCTGATGCTCAACTTATGCATGCGTCTCGTATGGCCGAAGGTAAGGAAGCTTACCAAGGAAAATTGTTAGAAGCAAGGCAATCGGACTGGAAGGACGAGGCGGTACTTATAATATTAAGTTTGCCCGTGGTAATTTTGGCCTGGGCAGTCGTATCGGATGATCCGACAGCGATGGACAAGGTAAAATTGTTCTTCGAGATGTTCTCAGAGCTTCCGAAATGGTTTACAAATTTGTGGATTCTTGTCGTGGCGAGCATCTATGGTATAAAGGGAACACAAATATTTAAGGGAGGTCCTAAGAAATGACAAAATTATGTGCGAGAGGAAAATCAGCTGCTAAAAGAAAATTTAAAGTATATCCTTCAGCTTATGCAAATGCATATGCTTCAAAAATATGTGCAGGTAAAATAAAAGATCCATCTGGAACTAAAAGAAAAGATTGGGGACCAAAGAAAATGCGTGGTGGTGGAATAGCAATCAAAGGAACAGATTTTAAAGGCGTATTTTAGTGAATAAAAAAGGTTCATGTTGGGAAGGGTACGTTCAAAAAGGAATGAAGAAAAAAGGGAATCGAATGGTTCCAAACTGTGTACCTGCTATGAAAACAGGTGGACTAACAAAATGGTTTAGTGAAAAATGGGTAGACATTGGAGCAAAGAAAAAAGGTGGCAAGTTTCAAGAGTGTGGAAGAAAATCTGCCAGTGGTTCAAGCCGGAAGTATCCGAAGTGCGTACCACTTGCAAAAGCCACAGCGATGTCAAAGTCGCAAAAGGCCTCTGCTGTTGCCAGAAAAAGAATGGCAGGTAATGCAGGACCAAAACCAAATAACGTAAGGACTTAAAATGTGGAAATGGATAAAAAAACTATTTAGACCTTGGAAGCTAAATAAAGTATCACCAGATATTAAATCGGTGAAACCTGAAGTGGACTTAACAGGTCTTACAAAAGGTGATATAAAGAAATTAAAGAAACAAGGAAAAATATAATGGATTTAAATACTGATAGAAGAATGACAGAATCTGAAAAAAGAAACTACATGAATAGAAGTAGACGTAGAAAAAGTCAGTTTGTTGGTAAAAAACCAAACATGACAAGATCGGAAGTAGACGAAAGAAAATATGCTGAAACAGGTCCAAGAAAAAAAGATAATTCTAGAAAAAGAAAAATATTACAATCTCGATTAGATGAAAGAAAACTAGAGTTGAATAGAAGAAGAAACATGCTTATTAGAGCAAAGAAAAATACTCAAAAAATAGAAAAGCCATCTGCATCAATGATGATGGATACAACTACAAGTGCTTATGGAGATGCGGGTAGAGGTAGACCAGTTCCTAAGTTTAAAGAAGGTGGTTATTGTAAAGGTGGTGGTGCTGCAATAAAAGGCACGAATTTTAAAGGCGTATTTTAGTGAATAAAAAAGGTTCATGTTGGGAAGGGTACGTCCAAAAAGGAATGAAGAAAAAAGGGAATCTAATGGTTCCAAACTGTGTACCTGCTATGAAAACAGGTGGACGAACAAAATGGTTTAGTGAAAAATGGG